ACTTTTGACCCTCGTTCAAGGACCGCCATAGTAGTTCCTACAGGAGCTTGTGTATTCATGTCTGCCATTTTCATATCAGCTATAGATGCAAATCTTCTTCCAGAATCTACACAGAATTGAAGAAGCTGATAAAGAGTTGGATCTGGTCCTTTGAATGGTAAAAACTGAAATTGATCTTTGATGTTACCACCCGGTGCATCTACATCTCTGAACTCACCTGGCTGCAAAGGCTCTGAATCATCTCTTATTCTTAAACCTCTTGATTTAAAACCAGCAGGAAGATTTGATAATGTCCCTGCATCAAGTAATTGTCTTAAAGCAGTTGTAGCAGTTCTTGATAAACCACCAATAGTATGAATTAAGCCATTACCATAAAAACCAAAACCAGGTAAAAATTTGTAATGAACGAAGAAATCTTTCCTTTTTCTTAATGGATCATTCTCTTCAAAATTTCTATAAATTGATAACACTTTTCTAGAATCTTCGTCGATGGTTACAACGTAAGGAACTTTGATACCATCTTCATCTTCATAACCTGGTATATCAAGGTTTGTGTGTACCTCTATTAAATTATATAATGCATTTGCTTGTCTATTGTCAGTTGAAGTAACTCCTTCAATCTCATTCATTTTGTCTTGAACTTTATCTGACTTATAACTTGGTCTTGGTAAATCTATATCTCTGTAGAAACCATTAACTTGTAATTTTCTTAAATCATTTTGAGACATCTGTAACACTTGCGATATTCTAAGTGCATCAGATAAATCAGTTGCATTATAAGGAACCACTAAATCTTCAGCTTTAATAAATTTAGCACAAGCTCTTCCAATGACTGGGTCGTAATAAACTTTCTTGAATGATGAACCTGTAAGAGGAAGTAAGAATAACATCTGATCCATCTCTGGAGTGTATTCTTTCATTACTGATGTAATCATGTAATTCATGTAGTCCTTGACACGATTAGCCTGATTTATTTTTTCATCAGTCTGTGCTCCTAGAACTTCAGTTCTTACAGGTCCACCTGCAGGTAATAACTCTTTGATTGCTTGCGCTTGGAATTGAGTTGCTGACTCCGCAAGAAGAGGGTGAGTTACTCCTGCTGCCCCAAGGAAAGGACGGGCTGGTGATTCGTACTTGAATCCTAAAAGATCTAGTCCCTTAACATATGAATCTACCCATTGTTGTCTCGAACGTTTATCATCTTCATAGTTTGAGACAAGTTCACTTCCTATTTGAGATAAAATAGATTCATCTAAATTTTCTGCAAGGTTTGAATAAAATTGTTCTTCAGGAGCAATGATTGGTGGTGTACCAGCTATTACATTATCATCTTCATCTAAAACTGTATCTACTTGTTCTGGATTATTACCAGTGGTCGTATCTATAATTTCTAAATCTTCACTTGACATTAATACATCTTTGTTATTTTTTTATTTTTAGCCATACCTTGTCCACGACAAACGATACCGCCTTTTTTAAGATTTATACCTTTATCTTTTTTAAATTTATCTATACCACCTGAAACTTGTTGAGCTCTTGATACCTCATCCTTGATATTTGCAGATGGGTCAGGTGATTTTGCTAATGTTGCTATTGCTTTATCTATCATCCAAATAATGGTGCAAAGTATTCACGTTTTACTTCTACCAATCCTCCAAGTTTATATGCCTTCATTCGGCCAGTATTTGAGCCTGCTAAATCTAATACCACATTTATATTATAATTTCTAGGGTCATCTATATCAGTAATATCTACACCCTCATAGAAATTATTTTTATCAATATTTAAAAAATTATCTCTTTCTGCTTTTGATGAAAAAGCTCCTACGATTTTACCATCTGAATCTTGTATCTTGTAAGGTTTATTTATATCTGATTTCATGACTTTTTTGACAACTACTTTTGCGTTTAATTCTTTCGCAATTTCTTCCATGGCTTTTGGCACAACAGCTTTACTTTGAAGTTTTCCTGTTTCCCAATTTCTATATTTACCAACTCCTTTACCATCTTTATTATCAAATTTGCTCGTGCCATCACCTGTTTTTTGATAGCTAGGTTTTAGTTTATTTCCACTCAATCCATAATATTGTTCTATTTTCTTTTTATAGTTTTGACTAAAATTGTAATCATCCGCACCACCAATGGCTATGTATCTTATATTATTTTTTCTCGCGTCTTGTATTAATGATTTCAACGCGAGTTTTGTCCATGTGGATTCTTTCATCATCGGATAGAAATCATAGGCTCCATCTTTTTGTGAAAAACTTTGTCCATAATATTCGTTACCTGTTACTTGAGATGGTCTTATCTGAAAATTAGATTCAAGAATCTTTTTTTCTTTTTGAAGTTCAGTGAGTCTTTTGAATTCTGGTGGAGCTAATGGTCTCTCGTTTGCTATATCAGTTAATTTATTTATCTCAGCAATTTTTTCATTTATTTCTCTTTTTAATGTTGAGTTGATAATTTTATTTTTAAAAGGGTTATTTCTGACTAATGGTTTGTCACCGTCATATCTCATAAGTTTTTTTGAAATAGATTGTCCTGTATCAGATTGTATTTCACCAATGTAATAAGTATCTCCATAATTATCTACACCTCTTGTATTGTATCTGATGTGTGCGATAGGATTAGGATCATTAAAATGTGATGAAAATATTTTTTTAGCAGATTCGTTTCCTGGTATAGCCTCATCAAGGTAAACCACTTTTTCTCTGTAATCATAACCACCATCATTAAATACAGATTTATGTCTAGGCATGCTTGTCTTAGCCATTCCTTTTCTTGCTAAAGCTTCGTATTTGTCATAATCAGAAATTAAATTTCTAACAATTAATTTTTCGTTATCTTTTAAAGTAGGTAACAAATCTATTAGTCTTTGTTTTGTATCAATCACTTGATCAAGTTGAACTTGTGAAGCTGAAAACTTTTGATTGATAGCTGTTAGATTTTTTGCATCCGCGTTTAGACTTGTAATTAAATTTTTAAGGGGTTGTCTTTGTCCAACAGGAGTATCAAGAATTTTATCATTTAACATTCTTTGAACATCATCATTAAACAATCTAAAAGTTTTATTGACATTTAAAATCTCTGCTTCATTCAAAGGATAACTATAATTTTTTACTTTTGTTTTATACGCTGGGTTTGTCTCAAGAACAGATAATACTTCTGCTTTTGATATTCTCATGTTTGGATATTTTTTGCTTAATTCAAATAGATCTCCTCCAATAGGTTCTCCTTTTTTATTGAATATAAGTAGTCCCGCATCTTCTAGCTCTTCAGCTTTAATTCCTTTGTTTAAGGATCCTTTCATAAAGCCCATCCACTGAGCTGGTTTAGCAAATTCATTACCACCTCTTTTGACATAGTCCCAAGCAGCTGATCCCATAAACTCAGTTATGTTATCTACTTTTAACTGTCTTTTGCTTTTTCCAAAACTTAAAGGTTCTGCTTGTACAGTGAGTGCTTTTGAATTCTTAATTTTTTTAGCATTGAAGTCATCCTCAATGATTTTCATACTTCTTTCTGTCATAAGTGGAGTGTTCTTGACGCTATTTCTTGTTGAGTACAGAGTATTTAATTCCTGCATTCTTTCTGGATTATTCATATAAATGTTTCTAAATTCTTCAAAGTTTTCAGGTAAGTTCAAATCTTGTCTGTATTCTGGGAGTCCATCAACGAATATCTGGTATCTAGGATCATTACGTATAGATTCTCTCAATTGTGCATTGATAGGAGCGTTTGTAAATTGATTTCTAATTTCTCTTTCAGCACCTCTTTTAGGCATTAGTGCACGAATACCTTGTGCAGCTTTTTTTGCATAAGGACCAACGAATGGAATCATTCCTGCAACACCAAGCCCAGTTAAACCTACATAACCCAAAGCTTCAAGTGGAGTCATGTCATCATAACCCTCTTCTCCTTTTGCTGCTTTTGCTAGAGCTTCTGCATCTTGCATTGCATATTTATATGATTGTAATTCTCCAGTGATAGGCGCAGTATCTCTTAGAAGTGTATAAGTTGTATCTTGGAATTTTTTCTTGGCTTCTTGTAATTTAGCTTCATCTAAATTTTCTATTTCTCCATAGTCAAGTATAGTATTATTTTCAGCCATAGTTACTCCTATGCAGGATAATATTTATGATCCGTCGGCAGTCGTTGGTTATCCGTCGGCTCATAATCATAATCCGCAGTTATAAAATTTCCTTCTCGGTATCTTAACACAGCTTGGGTGGTGCTGTCGACTAGGTCGTCGTGCTCTCCATTTGGAAACGCTGCACACTCCTCAATTACTTCGTGAGCAAATTGACGGTCAGCTGGATAAAAAACCATACCCGATGCAAACACAGGCGAGACTGCATTCACCCTTGAAACCTTGTCTTTTCCACGCCCAGGCACGAACTCGTGCACAGGGATACCAGTTCTTCA